AGTCTGGGATTGTTTTTGATGAAATCAACAACATGCGTGAAGAATCTCCAAAGCTGGAACGGGTGAGCCGGAAGAACGTAAAGGGAATTTTCATGGGGAACCCTAAACAAAAAAAACGTAAGGGCAAATTCAGTTACCAGAATAAGGCAAAAATCAAGAAGCTATCTGTTAAGACAGGCGCAAAGGAAGGGAAGAATGTTGACTTTGCAGTAGTCGATGAAGTCCACGAGATGAAGGACAATAGCCTGATCATGCCGATTAAACAGTCCATGTCAACAAAGGATGAACCCTTGTTAATTGAGATAACCACAGAAGGTTTTACTGAGGACGGATATTTGGACGAAAGGCTAAAAGAAGCCCGGCAAGTCCTGAAAGGGGAACTGTACCGTCCGAGATGGCTTGTGTGGCTGTATACGCAGGATAGTGAGGAAGAAATCTGGCATGACAGGGGTAGCTGGATAAAGAGCAATCCTAACCTGGGGGTATCGAAGAAGTGGTATTATCTTGACGAACTGATGGAGGAAGCAAAGACAAACAGTGCCACCAGAGCCTTTATGCTGGCCAAGGATTTTAATGTCAAGCAGGGCAGCGCTCAGGCATGGCTTTTCAGCCAGGAAATTATCAATGAAAAAACCTTCAGGCTTGAGGATTTCGCCGGTGGTTTTTACATTTCCGGTAATGACTTTGCCGAAACTACGGACTTGTGTGCATCAGCAATCCTGTTGAAAAAGCCCGGCGATCGGACATCTTACTTTTACACTCACTATTGGATACCGGAGAGTAAACTGACGGACGCTCCGGATGGTGTTAACTATAGAGAGTGGGAAAAGGATGGGCATTTAACAATTGTTCGCGGAAATGCGGTGGAAAGCTCCATGGTCGCGGACTGGCATTTCAGCCTGATGAAAAAATACAGGCTGAAGCCATACAAAAGCGGGTATGACAACCGATTTGCAAAGGATTTCGTGAGCAGATACAAGGAGACCTTTGGCGAGGACATCGCCGTAAACGTGCCGCAGGATTATAAAGTCCTCAATAATCCGATGCGAGCCATGGAGGCAGATATTCGCAGCAAATTGGTTGTCTATAACAATAATCCGGTGTGTTACTGGTGTTTTTGCAACACCGGGTTTGTATTAGACAAATTTGAGAGGATCATGCCTTGCAAAATGGCGAGAGAAAAAAAGATTGATGGAACGGCGGCGAAAATTATAGCCTACGCAACGTTTGATTGGTACCGGTCAGAATTTATGGCACTGGTAGGGAGAGGGTGAAGGATGGGTATATTCAGGTATTTAAAAAATGTATTAAGAGGGTCTGGAGGAACGTATGCCGCGTGGTTAACGGATTCTCAACCCGTGTTCACGAGCTTCGGAAAGAATATATATTTATCCGATTTCATAAACAACGCCATAGACCGTGTAGCGAGCGAGATTGGGAAGATTGATATCAAAAGCGTCATACAGACACAAGATAGTGTTGGAATACAGAATGACGATATTACCAGATTATTCCGTTTTAAGCCAAATCCTTTGCAGACCACCAGCGATTTTTTATCCAATGTGGAGTGGCTTCGGCGCAAGGACCGTAATGCGTTTATTTATCCACAATACGAGATCGTAACGCTGCCTGACGGACGGCAATTTAGGCGGTATGTAGCGATGTATCCTCTTAAGCCGTCCGGGATCCGGATCGGCATAAATGGTGGAGAGGCCTGGGAAGTAAAATTTGACTTTGAGGACGGCACCAGCTACACCCTACCCTATGCTGATTTAATACATCTCCGATGGCGACGGGGATCCAATACGGTAATCGGCGGTGGGGACGATAACGGGCAGGCCAACGATTACGATATTATCCGGACGATAGACGCTCTTGATAAAACCATACAAGGCCTGCCAAAGAGCATCGAAGCCAGTTTGCAGGTTAAAGGCGTTTACCACGCCAAAACACTTGTGGATAGCGAGGACATGAAAAATCTGACGACAGTACGGGATGAATTTGAAAAGCATATTGTCACCAGTAAAAGCGGGATGATTGCTACGGACTTAGGCGGCGAATTTACGCCAGTCAACATTCGGGCGGCAGATATCCCAGAGACTGCTTTTAAATTTTTAAAGGCGGTAATACAGGAACGGTACGGTGTGTCGGCGGCAGTCCTGTCTGGAGATTATACCGGCGAACAGCACGGAGCTTTTTACCAGACGGCCATAGAAGATTTTATCGTCCAGTTTGAGCAGGCGATGACAGCCTGTCTTTTTACTGTTCGGGAAATGGATGTTGGACATCGGATTAAATGTTATTACAGCAAGGTTAATTACCTGTCTACGTCCGATAAATTAAATCTGGCGAATCTGGCGAAAGAAACCGGTATTATGTCTCTGAACCAGATTAACGAAATGTTTGGCTTGGAGCCATTTGAAGCCGGGAACCGAAGATTACAATCCCTGAATTATGTAAACATAAATGACGTGGATGCTTATCAAAAGAGCAAGGCCGGAGTAAAGGAGGACAACGATGGCGGAGAAGAATAAATGCGAGCGCCGTATGATCGAGATGCGGGCAGTTGAAAACGACGAAAACAAAATGCTGATTGAAGGTTATGCAATAACCTTTGAACAGCCTGCCACCCATGAATACGGCGGTCGAAAATTTACCGAAACAATCAAGCGTGGGGCATTGGATAAAACCGATATGAAGGATGTACCCATGCGCTATAACCATAATGACAATGTGATGATAATGGCCCGGACCCGGAATAAATCCCTCCGGCTTGTCGTTGACGAAAAGGGCCTGAAAGTCGAAGCCGACCTGATAGACACCCAAAGTAATCGGGATATTTACAAAGCCATACAGGAAGGCTTGATTGACAAAATGTCCTTTGCTTTTACCGTTGCGGATAAAGGCGACAAGTGGTCCTTTGGTGACAAAGAAACCACGCGAGAGGTAACCGATATTGCGAAACTGTGGGATGTAAGTTGCGTGGATACGCCTTTTTATGATTCCACTTCCATATACGCCCGCAGCCTGGAATTGCTGGACAGCGAGAAAAGGCGGCTGGATAGCTTACGCGAGGCAGAACTATTGAAACAAAAAATCATCCTGAAAGGAAAGGTGTAATTTATGGATAAGAAAAAATTATTGGCGCTTATCGCCAAAAAGAACGAAAGAAAAGCATCACTAACGAAACAGGCTGAAACCTGCGAAGATGTGGCAACACTCCGGAACATCAATAAAGAAATGGATACCCTGAACGAGGAGATCCGGTCGCTGCAGGAATTGGCAGACAGCATCAAAGACGAGAAAGTGCTTGAAGAGAAAGATAAAAAATCCGCTGTCCTGGACGAGAACGGCCAATCCGAGAGGACCAGAATAGTAAATGGTGAAATTCCCATAATCGTGAAAGCGGGAATAGAGGCACAGGAAAAGAAAAGCGTAACCGACAAAGAAGTGGAAAAAAGAGTAGAAGAAATCGCTGCCGACTTGCGGAACGGAAAAGAAGTTATCATCGATCATAACGTGCAGTCTTTTCTCAATAAGCGCGCCATTGATTCGACCAGTGTAATGCTGGAGAATAAATACAAGCGCGAAATTGCGGATAATTTCAACGAAGTTGCACAGACAATCGATTTGGTTGATGCTTTTTTGCTTGATGGTGGAAATTCCTATGATGTGTCTTTCCAGATCACCGACGGAGAAGCCGACTATACGGCAGAAGGTGGAACCTATACAAACGATGAAGGAACGTTTGGAACTGCTTCGACCGGCAGGGCAAAAATTACCAATAGTGCCGTTGTAACTGAAGAAATTGTTGAACTGCCGAATGCAGATTATCTGACCAGGATCGTAAACAGCGTGCGGAAATCGATTCGCAAGAAGATCAGCAATCAGATAATTGCAGGTCTTGGCGGCGCGAACCAGCTGAGGGGTATTTACAATGCTCCGGAAGGAACTATTCCTGAAACATATATAGTCGAATTATCCGCTATAGATAAAGATTCCCTGCGCAAAATTGTTTTTGCATATGGCGGAGATGAGGATATCGAAAGCCCTGCAACATTGTTCCTAAACAAATTGGATCTTGCTGCTTTTGCTGCTGTCATGGCATCTGGTGATGGACGTCCTTATTATTCCATAACCTATAACGGATCCAATGGGTTTATCCAGGAAGTAGGTGGCGGCTTGAGGGTACCTTATACCATCAATAGTGCCTGTGTAGCGCTGTCCGCTGCCGGAACAACGGCCGGTGCTAAAACCATTGTTTACGGTTCTCCAATGTACTACGAACTTCCAATGTTCACTCCATTGTCCATTAAGCGCTCCGATGAGCGTTTTATTGACCAGGGTAAAATTGGGTTTTTCGGGAAAGTCATCGCCGGAGGCGTTATCAACAAATACAAAGGATTTATTACGGTAAAAAAAGCATAGCCGATAGTACACTATCCGCACTGACTATTGGCGCCTTATCTCTAAGTCCAGAATTCAGCAGTGGAACGGTAGGATATACCGCCACAACATCAAACACAACAAATACAATCACGGCATCTGCTACAGATAGCAATGCCGTGATTGCTATTTCTGTAAATGATAATCCGGTTCAAAACGGATCAGCTGTTACATGGGCGAGCGGAGAAAACATTGTCACAATAACTGTAACCAACGGAACAAGCATAACTATGTATTCAATAACAGTCACAAAAACGGTATAGCAAGAAGGTGATTGAATGTCATCTCCAAACGAATTATTACCGGCCGTTAAAAACTATCTTGATATCACGTGGACCGACGCGCCTACAGATGATAAACTGATTGGACTGATCGGACGCGGAATGAAGTTTTTGGATAAAAAAGCCGGGATTGAGCTTGATTATAAATCCGAAGATCTCCCGCGGGAGCTGTTGTTTGAGTACTGTCGGTACGTCCGAAATGGGGACATGGACCAATTTGTAATAAACTACACT